ATGTTACAAGTGGAGATGTTGGTGTTTCTTCTTATTTTATATCTAAAAGAAATTCAATAATATCCGATTGGACTTGGTATGATGGGTCACCAAGTTATGTTGAAAGAAAAGAAAGATTTGATCCACCAACAATTAGCCGTACTATCGCAAACATATATTTAGGATCACATCCATCATATCCTGGTAACAGAGCAGGTGCAATAGTTCATTTAGATCCAGTGTGTACACAATCAACAACTGAAGTATTAGATGTTACTTATAGAATACAATTTTATTTAGAAACACCAAGTCCAGGGTTTTATGCTGCATCTTCAGACTATACAAGAGCATTAGCTCGATATTTTTCTTCAGATTATGATTCAAATGATTGGCTATCACCATTTTACGCTGCACCAATGTGGTCTGATATTCCTCAACAACCAGAGCTAATGAAAACAACAATATGGAATACCACAAGTGTTGATTTAGAAAGTTCTAAATATTATGTTGCAAAACTTGATTCTTCTTCATATGATTATGAAAACAGCAAGTTAAAATTTACTATTAACATGGGAGTTAGTGATTATGTTGGAACAGTTATAAAATCTTTGTCCATAGGAAATGAACGAAATACAAGCCCTGCATTTGGCATTTCTGAAGGTTATAGACACGCATTATGGATACCTGCAACACCATCAGATTTTCAATATAAACCAGTACAACCTATACATAACCATAGCAGTACTGCCGATCAACCATTTTTAGATGTGGACAATCTAGCAACTAGTAGTGGAACATTATCAATTGATGGTTCATCCTGGACAGATTTAGATTGGCCGGAATTTTATCGCATAGAATATGTTACAAGTGGAGATGTTGGTGTTTCTTCTTATTTTATATCTAAAAGAAATTCAATAGGGTTTGAAGGATCGACTTATTTTCCACAACAAAAAGTCGTTCCACATTATACATGGTCTGTATCATACCTATCAAATGGACTTAAAACTACAATTTTAAATGGCCATGGGTTAGACTCACATCATAATATAATAGAATATGACAAACAAACCACAATACACTGGGATGATATTGGCTTTACAATGGTCAATCATAATAAAGGTGAAGTAAGAAATTTTGATTCAACATCAGCTACTATATTCCCAGGAACAGGAATTCACCAAATAACAGTTCTACAAAGCGATGTATGGGTAGCTTGTGCCGGGGGTGGTGTATATAAAGTAGAAGATCCTATGGGTACACCAACAATAACAAATATGACCAATGCTACTAATAATTTCCCTTCCGTAGGAGAAACACAATGCTATGCAGTGGAAGTTGGATATAATAATAGTATTTGGGTTTTATGTAATGGTGCATTAGCATATACAGCAAACCCTACTGATCCAACACCAACATTTACATATTATGATCCAAGCACTCCAACACCTTTTGATTATACCGGTGTTACAGATGGAAATTGGAGTAAAGTATTCTATATGTGTGTTGATAGAAATCATCCTGATAATCAAATGGCTTTTGTATTTGATAATCCTAGTTCTACGACAGATAACACATTTTGGTGGGATACTAATGGTATATCTTTTGATGGAAGTACATTAATTCAGGCCGATGGACACTTTGGTATATTATCGGCATCAAAAAAAGGTAATGAATGGGCTGCTATGTCATCCTCATCAACATATATTGCAACATGGGGATCTACTTCATTAATTTCATCAGGGCAAACTTCATCATATTTTACTCCAATAACATCTAAAATAACTTGGTTTTATGACGATTATGATGTCCCATATATATTGGGGGCTGGTTCATTATCGTCACATGCGTTGTGTGGATTAAATGGAAAAGTATTTGATAATATATATGATGATTACAGTGATGCACCATTGTATGGTGCTGGTAGATCACTAGCTTTTACTGAACAAAAAAATGGTATAATGTTCACATATGCTGGGCAGGCTCAAGGAGATTATATACAACCACATTTAACAACTATAACCCCGAATACATATAACGATCCGTTAAATGGACAATATTCCCCATTTGAAGATTTTATGATTTCAACCTATAGATGGAACGGGTCATCTTGGGTAGAAAATTATCACGCACCAGCAAATGATACATCTACCCATGCAAATGGACCATACAATGCCTCAAGATATAAATTCAATACAGAAGATCATACTTTCACAGGTAGATCAATGATCGATATTACTCCTGTATTTTTGACTAGCAATTTTACATCCCAGGCTACATTTGTTTTTAAATTAACTCCACAAGATAAACTATCTGCAGCTCTAAAAGATTTTTCAAAACAAGAGATTGAAACAACACTGCTGGATATTTCAAACAGTACAGATAGATTTAAAATTATGTGGGATAATGGAAGTGGTGTCATATCAATTTACGACGAAACAACTACTCATGCTGTTATAGCAACACCTACTTCAGGTAATATATACAGATTGGTCGTTTCTGTTAACGGTTCATCAGTAGATGTGTATCTTGACGGTTCACAAATAGGTTCAACTATAACCTTAACATCTGCTGTTGATTTCTCCAACTCATCCAGTGATTTAATCTCTTACTTAGGTACTAACGTATACTATTGGGATAGATCACGTCTCACTCCACGTCCAACAGAGTTTTACCGTGGAACAATGGAAAATGTACAAATATGGAATGTTGCTTGGGATTCAACAGATGTTACAAACGACTTTAGCAATATTGATGGTGTTATAGCATCAAAACCATCTGCTAACCTTGTAGCTCGTTACCAATTAACAGACAGCTTAACCGGATTAGAAACTAAGACAACACATGCTTCACAAGAAGCACTTATCAATGGTTTGACAATAGGTTTCACCGATGGTACAGGTACATCATTTGTAGCAACCGATTACCATACTTTTGCAGTTGTTGATGGTATATTCAAAGACAACGCAATTTCATTTAATGAAGAATTTTCATTATATATGAAACCCGTTGATTCCGCATTCAGTGAAATATTAAATGGTTCATTGGGCACCACAATTTCTTCCTCTCCAACAACAATTGCTGAAAAAGCTAATTGGACAGAAAAATTTGGATCGTCTCAGGAAGCAAAAATGTACTCCATGCTAGGTATGATAACAAACAATCATGCTGTCAACAAATCAGCTACAACACATCAAGAAATATTGGGTGATGGATACTTTGAAGGTGCTGCTGGTGAAGAACCTGAATCCTCATTAGCATCAACCTCTGTAGGATTCGGATTTGGATTATCAACTTCTCCAGTACCATCAAATGACATTTCAACCATAAGTTTTGGTTTTTACTTTAAAGGATCAGGAACAGTTGATATCGTAGAAGGTGGTGTTTCATTAGCATCAAACGTAGCAACATATTCGCCAGGAGATGTGTTCAGAGTAACACGACAAGGAACAACCATCACATATTATTCCGTAGTAGGTGGAACTCCTTCATTACTAGCAACAAGTGCAACATCTGCTTCCGGAACTCTATGGGGTAAATATTTCGGTGTGCAAACAGGATATACTCTGCGTGATGCCTATATATCTTATGAACGACCAGCATATATTATGACAATAGGTAACCCAACTACACAAACAGGAATTTATGATCCTAATTGTTTAAAAATTGATTCATCTAATGCTTCCAATATCACTATCAATCTTGATGGCGTTCCAGCTGAAGTGTTGATTTCGGATACCTATTTAAGTGGAATGACAGCACCCGGACCTGGACAAGTTGTTGTCAATGGATATACAGGGTGGGTATTATGTAATGCCGCTGATGTTGGAAAAACAGTTACTGGACAAGTTGTTGTGATATACAACCAATAAACCCATACTGAGAATAAACACTATGAGATTAAGTTTCAAACAAGGTATAGTAAATCATCAGACAGATACATTCGGAACTCCAACATTTCTATCCGTATCCGGTGGTTATGTATCACTAATGACCACAAATTCACCAACAGTAATTACATTTACTCAAGGCGGAAAGGATTACCTTTACACCGAACGACAATCTCAAATTAACGCCTGGGGTCCATTCTCATCAGGAGATGTATGGCTCTTCTGGAAAATAAATATGGTGACAGGTGAAAGAGAATTTGGATCAACAATTTTAGAACCTGCCGTAGACTATAATCCCCCAATTAACCCTGGTACTGGCCAAATATGGTTTAATTCATCAACCAATATTATGTATGAATATACAGGTTCGTCATGGGTAGAATCACTAATAGTGTTCGCATGTAAACTACAAAGCAGTACAACTCCAGTGAGTATGAGCGCAAATAGTCCAGATTTTCGAGGAACACAAGTTGGGCTTAACATTGAAGCACGAGCCGGTGAATTAATTTATGATATATTGGGCAAACCTATCAGAACAAGTAATCGTCAATTCTTTAACTCTGAAGATGAATTCTATGCTGGAACCTCTACTGGAGCCCGTCTTCGAATTGGTAGTAGTTTAATTCCTAGTATTGCACAACAACCACTTCACAAATATCAAGTCGTTGAATTCACCGATTATAATGAAATACTTCCTGCATCTCCATTCACTCAGTTGTCTAAACCTTATGGCATAATCGAAGAAGATGCACCAACCGGTGCAATTGTAGATTTCGTCACAGAGGGATTGATATTCAACGAAGATTGGGATTGGATTAACCTTGGAGCTGATGTCAATGATCCAGTATATATAGATGAAACTGGTGATATTCAAATAGTTCCTTATTTAGGAGGGCAAATGCCTGTCGGAACTGTGGTTGGTCCAAGAGAGATTATGTTCTCACCACGTCTTTTCAGCCATGTTAATGCATCAATCAGTTTTGATCTATCAGCAAATTATATTGGTGCACCATCTGATGGACAATTCATTTGGCATCAACCCATCATCCGTGAAATGGAAATTGTTGACTCATTGTCAACTGATCACCAAGGTTATGCCGAAACTGCTCCATCCGGAGGGGATGCCGTCTTCGAAGTGTTTACAAGTCAAAATGGTGGTGCAAAAGTTTCACGTGGAACAATTACCTTTGCCGATGGGTCTAACATTGTCACGGCACAGAATATCACCAGTTTCTCACTGGATACTGGTGATGTAGTGCATATTCAATGCGTCTCGGGATATTCTATCGAAAATGTCTCACTAACATTGAAAGGAAATACAATTATTTTCTGGAAATAATCTAACTTCTTGATTATAAAAGATTTTAAATTTTCAAATAATCCTTGACAAAGCCACAATTTTAGTCTACATTTTGGGAATGCCAGTATGGTTGGGTTATGACCTATTGGAGACTGGCTTATCAAAACAATATGGTCGTACCGGTGATTCCGGAATATAAAGCATCTATATGTTAGACAATAAGTTAATAATAATAAAATTCATAACAACCCCAATCTTTTTGAATAATTAACCCCTGTTGGATAATACGAATAAAAAAGTGCAGGGCTTAATCTAACATTGCCATTCATGGGGAATTTGTCTATGGACAAAATGAATGGGGCTTCAATGTTAGAGTGCTCGGCCCCTCCGGAGGCAGTAACACGTCGAAGGGATAAACAGGAAAGATCTGTAACGCACTGAATAAGTAGCGCGGCTCACCCACGATACGGGTACCTGATAAATGCACTTTAAAATTGACTACTTAATCATCTAACCATGTGTTAGCTGTTTTATATAAGAGACTTAACATTCCGTTTAACTAAAATGGAAGTTTATCTATGTGTGTTAAGTTTAATGTTGTAGAAATGGATTAACTTCAATGTTAATAGAAATTATTATTTCCATATAGCTTTTATAAGTTATATATCACTAATAGTTTCAGGGGAAAGCAATAGATCTTATATGGCAGCGGGAAGATTAGGAGTAGGAGTATTGCGCCTTTTAAAAATGCAATGATAAATACAAATGTTACTAAGTAACAAAGAAGCGAAAAAAAGTAGAAATAAGCCTTGACGTAGGAATTTAATTCGTCTAGTCTTATAGACGCTAAAACAAAAACAACAGACTGGAAAATAATAAAAACCAGAGGAGAAAATAAAAATGGCAAAACCTAAGAGTCTTGAAGAACTACGCAATGCGTTCAAACAGAACGAATCTTCCAACGATAACTATCCAAACAACTACTACCCTTTTTGGCAAATGCCTGAAGGTACTCAAGCCGTTGTTCGTTTCCTGCCAGATGTAAACGAAGATAACCCAATGGGCTTCATGGTTGAGAAGTACATGCATAATCTCGTCATCAATGGTGAGAAGAAGAATGTACCATGCATGAAGATGTATGGCGAAGAGTGTCCGATTTGCAAGGTTAGTAAAACCTTTTATGACAAAGACGATAAAGAGAATGGTAAGAAATATTGGCGTAAGCGTCAATACCTGACGCAGGCTCTTATTGTGAAAGATCCTCTCCCGAAGAATGAAGATGGTGAGTCATACGAGGGAAAGGTTTGTTGTATAGCGTTGGGTTTCCAACTGTACCAAATCATCAATGATGCAATTATGAGTGATGATGAACTCAGTGCAATGCCATATATGTTCAAGGATGGTGTTGATTTTATTATCAAGAAGAGCAAGCAAGGCGAATATTCCACTTATGCATTAGGCTCCAAGTTTATGCGTAATAGCCGTAGTCTTACTGATGATGAAGTCGCACTCGCTACAGCTGAGATGATTGATCTATCCACCCTTCTGCCAAAGCAACCGACATTGGAATTCCTCCAGGAATCTTTGTCAGCGGCATTGAATAGTGATGATAACGTGACACATACAGCTACAACTTCCTCATATGATAACTCTGACTCTATGTCCTCATCTTCCCAAGATGTGAGCAGTGACGACGAAGGCAACGATGAAGCCGATGCAATCTTGGCTGAAATTCGCAATAGAAAGAACGCTGGTTAATTTTAACCAAGTTAAAATGTAAAAAGGCATAGTGTGTAGAAATATGCACTATGCCTTTTGTACGATAAAATAATAAAAAGAGGACTCATAAAATGGAATTCTTGGATAAAGTTGCAAAAGATTTAGAAAAAAACGGTTTTAGTGTCGGATCATCAACACCCCCAACTTACTGGATTACAACCGGTAACTATGTACTGAATAAAATTATATCAGGGAGTTTTGTAAAAGGACTTCCACAAGGACGAATGGTCTCATTTGCAGGACCATCTCAATCCGGAAAAAGTTTCTTGCTGTGCAATGCAATGAGAGAAGCACAAAAAGCTGGATGTTTAGTCGTGGCTATAGATACAGAAAATGCATTGGATGAAGATTTCGTATCTAACATTGGAGTTAATACAGATCCAAGTATATACAAATATGTTGAAGCCGATACCATTCCAGAAACGAAGAATATAGTCTCCAAAGTTATTAAAGGCTATAAAGCTGAATTCGGTGAAGATAATCCAGATGCACCGAAAATTTTTATTGGTATAGATAGTCTGGATATGCTCATGACAGAAACAGAAGAAACCAATTTTGAAAAAGGTATATCAAAAGGAGATCAAGGACAACGCAATAAACAATTAAAACAAATGTTAAGGGAATTTGTGCAAAGTATAAAACATTTGAATATTACTATTGCAACTACTTCACAAGTATACAGGAATCAGGAAATAACCAACGGTGAAGGTCTTTGGATGATATCTGATGCTACTCGATATGCCCCATCTCAAATTGTTTTGATAACAAAGTTAAAACTTAAAGAGGGAATTGAAGTGAGTGGTATTAAAATGAAATGTGAAGGATATAAAACACGATTTACCAAACCATTCCAAACTGTTACACTAGAGGTTCCATATGAAACTGGCATGGACCCATATAATGGGTTGAGCGATGTGGCAATTAACATGGGAGTAGTAGAAAAGAGAGGTACCTGGAAATATTTTGGTGAATATAAATGGAATTCATCGGAAGTACCATCTAAATATGCTGAAATGGTTTTGAAAGAATGCGAAAAGAAACGAGAACAATTCTTAATTGCAAAGATTGAAAATTCGGAATTAGATTTGTCTGAAGGCCCAAATTCTAAAACTAAAAGGAGAAATAAGGTTTCAGCCAAGTCAACTAATGGTTGACAAATTAATACTCCAATGTTAGAGTGTTGTGTGTTAGGAGTGTTTGTAAATTTAAATGGCTAAAGAAAACAAAAAATATACGTTAGGGCGTTTATATTATTGGTTGGTAGGTCATAGATCTAGGCCAACCTATTGGACATGCGGCAAGTTTGCTGCATGGATTCGGAGTAAAACCGACGTAACCAAAAAACCACGTTCCGCAACCACCGAAGGGTGGAATAATTGGCATAAGGAGAATAAAGATAAAATTGGCTATTGGATAGCGGAGGAAGGGCTTGATATTTTACAGGATATCTGGATGTTTTTGCCTGATGTCTATAACCGAATTAGGATTTACATTCGTAATCGGTACATAGATAAAACCCATTACTTGAATACCAAATTAAAGAAGGGTGAGTATCATGACTTTCAAGAGCGTCTTTTACATGGTATGTTTGAAGCGCTTGTGGATTTTGTCGAGGATGAAAAGGCTGCATTAAAAAGATGGTCGGATGATGAAAAGTTCAAATTGCCGAATGCAGAAAAAGGCATTGAATATCTTGAATGGGAAATGACCTTAACGGATGAAGATCCAGATGATCCTACCCGTTTGTCTAAATCTAGGCAAGCTGAAAAGGCATGTGAGACGCTTACTCTTTATCGCTGGTGGAAAGAGGTTAGACCACATAGGAAAGAACCTGAAGAAATTGTGGGGCTTTGGGCGTTCTATGATAAACACCGTAAAGATGATGGAGAAAATATTTTCAACTTGCTTGGAAAGAATTTGAGTCCAGAACTTGAAGAAGAGAGGAAAAGACTGTTTGACGAAAGTATAAAAGTTGAGACAGAACAGTATAATGAAGATACTGAAATGATGATTAGATTGGTAAAACTTAGAGATGCATTATGGACTTAACATATTCACCTCCTAGAAGTGCTGAGGAATTGATGCGTGATAACCTGATTGTGAAACACAAGGCAGGTTCACATGCATATGGAACCAATATTGCTACTTCGGATGAAGACTTCCGAGGTATTTTTGGTTGTGATCCAATCAATCTCATAACCCCATTTTTTCCAATTCGTGAATCAACTGATGTTTCTGAGGAAGATACTAAATTCTATGAATTGGCCCATTTTGTTAATTTATGTTTGGGGTGCAACCCTAACATTGTAGAAACTTTATGGGTTGAAGATGAAGATATTGTGTTTAAAACTGAAGCATATGATCATTTGCGTGATCATCGTGTAGAACTGTTATCATCCAAAGCAGCTTTTACTTTTTCTGGATATGCTATTGCACAATTAAAACGTATCAAAGGGCACAACAAATGGATCAATAATCCCCAGCCTAAAGAAGTGCCGAAACCGTGTCAGTTTTTGAGTGTGGTTCAGTGGTTAGGTGAAGATAAAAACTTACATCCTAACATTGAAGCTTATAAAGATAATCATAGGTTGATTCCCTTTGGTGGAAATATTTATGGTATTTCCGAGGCTCCTGGGCGTCAACTATGGGATGATCAAGGTAGTTTGAATGAAATCATTGAAACCGGTGACAGGGAGAAATACCGCAATTTTAAAATGATTGTCAAATGGAATAAAGAGGTTTACAAAGAAACCAAGGAGATGCATCGTAAATACTGGGAATGGAAAGAAAATCGCAATAAAGTGCGCTCGGAGTTGGAAGAATTGTACAAATATGACACAAAGCATGCCATGCATCTTGTTCGTCTTTTGCGCATGGGTATTGAAATTTTGAAAGACCATGAGGTTATTGTCAAAAGGCCAGATGCTCAAGAATTATTAGCGATTCGAAATGGTGCTTGGGAATACGATGACATTGTGAAATATGCTGAAGATATGGATAAGGAAATTCGTGAAGTTTGGTATAAGAAGACAACTCTTCCTAAGAAGCCAAACATCAAATATGCCGCTAAATTGTTAATAGAAACTCAACGACTAGTCTGGGGTGGAAAATATGACTAATTTGATAGACCTTTTTCATGCACGGGACGATGCATTCGATGATTATTCTCAAAAGATATTTGATTCGATAACGAATGTAATTGACGGGTGCAACAGATTCGTTGCTAAGCGTGGCATTACACCGCAGATGTTAAAATGGGAGGGGATCAGCCTTATAAAGGATGATCATATAGTCCTACTATTTGGAACTGTATCGTATCATCCCGGTGATCATCTTGTATTGCCTGATGGTGAAGAATTGGAAATTACCGATGAGGCACCGGGTCATTTCACTGCCATGGTTCGATTTGGTATACCGTATGATCTAGTTGTTGATGGAACTGATGATGAAATATATTCCTTCTTGAATGATACCATAGAAGAAAGATTGGAAGTATCCGCTGAATTGTTGGACGGATTGCGCCCTCATTCCAAAAGAACTATTGACATAGAACCACAGGCAGTTGACGATTTCGATTTAGATGGACTTACTGAGGAACAAAAGGAAAATATGAAATTATTTTTAGCATCAGAAATGATGAAGGAAAATGGTAATAATTGACTAACTTATTCAAAAAATTAGAGGGGATACCCGTTGAGCGTATCCCCGATCTTTTGCATATCTATGAAGAAGAATTAAAAGGATATGAAGCAAATCTCAAAGTTAAAGGAAAAACTATTGGAGAAGCAAACAAGGAGAACGCCTCCTGGATGGCTTATTATGATGAGAGACGCATAGAGATCAATTCTGTAATTAAATTTCTAGAAGTTGAAATTGCCAGGATAAGAGGTAAACTTTACAAATCATTTACTGAAGGATACCCGGTTGATCTTGGAGAACGTGCTAAAGAACGCTACATAGATAATGAGCCAGCATTTCTAAAAAGAAAAAAGGTTTTACTCGAAGTAGAAGAATTATATAGCAAATATCAAGGGATAGTAAAAGCCTTCGAACAACGTGGATATGACCTCAGAAATTTGACACAACTCAAAGTTGCTGCTATAGATAACGTTGAGATATAAAATAATAATGAAGAAGAATAACAATAATAATGAAAAAGAAATGCACATTGCGCATTTTGGACGAAGTTAATTGTGCTCTGATCGGACTATCACAGAAAGATTTATCACAACTTCACGAAAAATATGCAGTTCTAGCCGATAATTATTTTTTCAATCCCCAATATAAACTTGGTGTGTGGGATGGAAAAATTAATTTTGTTTTCAAAACCGGTAAAACCTTTGTTTATCTTCTAGATGAAATCATCCCTATAATTGTTAACATGGGGTATTCTATTAGTGTTGATGATAAACGTATTCCAGTTAATGTCACTCCAAAGTTAATCGACGAAAATTTTTTCCGTGATCGTGGGATTTTACATCCTATTACCGGCAAACCTTGGATTTTTCGTGACTATCAGGTGAACATGGTTAATGCGTTGCTTGAAAATGGGGGAGGAATGGGGCTTGCTGCCACAGGCAGTGGAAAAACCTCTATGACAGCAGCGTTAGCGATATCTTATGAGGATGCTGCCGACTACAGATCTATAATTATCGTACCTGATAAGAACCTCACCGATCAAACAATTACACATTACGATAACTTTGGGATGGATACAGGACAATATGGAGGGGGTGTCAAGGATGGGGATCATCAGCATGTTGTCTCCACATGGCAAACCTTAAAGAACCATCCCACATTCATTCAACAATTCAAAGTCATCATAGTTGATGAGGCGCATGGGCTCAAGGGAAAAGTCCTCCAAAATCTCTTAAATAAATACGGTAAAGATATTCCTTTCAGGTTTGGTGTGACTGGAACTCTGCCTAAAAACAAATGTGACATGATGTCAATTAAAGTTTCAGTTGGTCCAGTTAGATATGAAATACCAGCACATGTACTTCAGGAAGAAGGCCATTTAGCTCAGTTGCAGATTAACATTATGCAAACTGTTTTGGATTTTAAAGACAAATACAACCAATATTTAGAAGAATTAGAGAAAGACAAAAAACCAGTAACATACAAACAATTTGTTGATGAATATTTTGTCGATTACGCAGATGAAAAGCGATATCTTCAAACAAATAAAGAACGTACCCAATGGATAGCAGACTTCATCCAAACACAACATGATCGCAAAATGGGCAATGTGTTGTGTTTGGTGAATGGAATTAGCTTTGGAAAGAAATTGGCATCTCTTATACCAGGTGCATTTTTCCTCAGTGGAAAAGACAAAGTTAAAGATAGAAAGAAGATATATGAACTATTCCAAGACAATGATGATATAACTGTAATTGCTACAGTTAACATTGCAGGAACTGGATTGGATATAAGCCGTATATTTCAACTTATGGGGGTAGACATGGGTAAATCATTTGTTAGAGTAATTCAGGCAATTGGGAGAGGTTTAAGAACGGCTGAGGATAAGAATAGTGTGACTTATACTGATGTTTGTTCGAATTTGAAATATAGTCGTCGCCATTTAACGGAACGAAAAAAATATTTTAATGAAGCAAAATATAAGTTCAAGACATACAAGGTTAATATAAAAAGGAATGAATAATGCTAATATTTGATAACAATAATAATCCAATAATTTTGGATAAAATAGATAGTCCTGTGTTGACTGATAACTACTGGGTTTTAGATTTTCAACTAATGGATTTTACTTTATCTAAGTTGCTTATTTTGGAAGAGATAATTTCTCCTGCCATTGAACTTAATATAAATGGATTTGTGTTTAATTTGCCAGCAAGTTGGAATATTCTGGTTATTGATAAAGAAACAAGCCAGTTGGATATAATTCCACTGCAAAAGGTTGCCGGGAAAGATTTCTTTGCATTTACATATGGGCCAAATAAACTAAGACACGATTTTGTACATATCTCCGTATCTAATTATTATCCAAACAAATGCAATATTTCCCCCTCACTTTTTAAACATCAAATGCTATGCCACCCAATAGACTCTGAGACTTGGATTAATGTATCACCCTCAGATAGTTATAATAAATATTTGAAAGATAAAGTAGCAGGAGATATTTTGTAAACAATAACGTTTTAATAAAATATAAATTATAATGGCGAAAAAAAGAGTGAAAAAATATACATTAGCAGAATTCAAAGCATGGTTAGAAGGAATAGAAGAAATTCAACCAGATGACTGGTCCCCCGATGTTAATCAGTGGAAAATGATACGTGAAAAGATTAGAGCAATCGTTGAACCAAAGGTTACGGAACCAAAAGATAAACAACCTGAGCCTACTTTAACACCACCACCTTGGCAACCACCTCCACGTCCACCACAACAGGCGATTCCAAGATCTGGACAAATACCTGATCCAGCGTTTGGAGGACAACAATCAGCGTTGGATTTGGGAGATCCTGAAATGACACCAGCAGCAAAAGCTGCTTTGGAAGGAAAACTTCCTAGCGAATTCGCGTCACCAGTTACAAACCAATCTACAACATCGATCATTGATACTTCGAAAAAACCGTATGACAGCAACTTCATTTAATACAAAACTCAATGATCGTGTCCTATGGTATGACGGTGATAGCTCTGTATCCGAAAATTATGTGACCAAAGCATTAAAACAAGGCAAAGTCATAAATGGTTTGTTTGTTGATGAGATAACACCAAACATTAAACAATATAACAAATTGGTCCCATATGAGCAGGAACTGAAACTTAAAACTAACCTTGTAGCTCCAAATTTAGATTTCGATATTCCGGAAGAATATATATCAATGGATATCGATAAATTTATAACAAATAAGGTTATATCTGAATTTGAAAATAATACTTTTTCAAATGTTGAATGCAAAATTCGTATAGAGAGAATTAAATTGGAATTATCACTATATGAAAAATATAATCTTTTGCCAGTTTTGAAAACTCTTATTTTTGTTATAAATACATTGCAATATAAAAATATAGTTTGGGGTGTTGGAAGAGGTAGTTGTGTTGCATCATACGTGTTATATCTATTAGGAGTGCATGATGTTGACAGTGTTAAATACGATATAGATATACAAGAATTCCTGCATCCTCAAACGTAGGAGAAAATATATGGGTAAGAAAGTACGCAGTGCACGTGGAGCACAAGTCGATTTCGATCTTTTAAGAATCAAGGAACAAATAGCATCTTCACCATTACCACAAGATGTAAAACTGCGCCAGGATTTCATAGAAAAACGTTTGCGTAGACGTTTAAAAAAAGTTGAACCACCTGCACCTAAAATTGATACAGAAAATAAAGATAAAGTACAGGCTCCAAAGTTGGCTGAAACTGAAACACTTTCAGAAACATCTAAAATGATAGATGAGGTTAAATCCGAAGAATCGAAACCTTCTACCAAACCTAGAACTAGAAAGCCAACTCCTGAGAGTAAATCAAATACAAAAGAAGATACTGATAAAGAATAACAGGAGATACCAATATATGGCTACATTAAGACCGATAAGAAATCATATAGTTTTTCAATTTGAAGAGGATGAGGCCACCCATAGAGGGGTTACCCACTTCCAAGAGAAAACAGAATGGGGTTTTGAATTTTCCGATAGTGATGTAACTTTGGAGTTAGGTAGATGGGTCAATGTTACTCATGTTGGGCCAGAGGTTACAGACAATATAAAGCCTGGCATGCGCGTTTGCGTGGATCACCTTAAATGGACGCATGGATTTGAATTTGAAGGTGAAAAATATTGGAGAACTGATTCCGACAACATCCTTCTCATTGATGAATCTGTTCAAGCAGCCTAAAAATTGGTTGACAACTTTTATTCCTACGGTTATCATTTATATGCTACCTTGTAGGAATAAAAATAAAAATGAATAATAAAAACTCCTTGTGGGTGGAAAAATACCGCCCCAAAACTCTAGACGAATATCTTTTTCACGACGACAACCAAAAGGTTACCATACGCAGAATGCTTGAGGATGGTTCCATTCCTCACTTACTGCTTTCAGGGGTCCAAGGGACTGGAAAAACCTCAATTTCATTGATAATAATAAATTCCCTCGGGGTTGAGGATGTTGACCTGCTAACCTTGAACTCTTCCGATGAAAACCGTATTGATGTAATGCGAGACAAAATCAAGGCTTTTGTCTCAACTTACGCTATGGGTGAATTTAAAATTGTACATCTGGAAGAGGGTGATTACTTGACTCCCAATGCCCAGGCAGTTTTAAGGCGTATGATGGAGGAATATGCTGACAGTGTTAGATTCATTCTAACTTGTAACTATGCCAACAAAATAATCAGCCCATTAAGAAGCCGATTTCAAGAATTCAAATTCTTCAAACATAACGTTATCGATATCACCGAACTTGTTGCAAAAATATTGGTTAAAGAAAAGGTTAAGTTTGATCTCGATTTGCTAGATAAATATGTTAGAGTCGGATACCCTGATATTCGTAAGATTATTAATTTGCTCCAACAAAATTCCAAAACAGGGAAATTGTTGCCGCTTCAGAATAGTGATGGTTCCGGCGAATATAAATTAAAATTACTCGAATATATCGAGAATGATGATTGGAACAGTGCCCGAATTCTGTGTTGTTCTCAGGTTTCAGCAGAGGAATGGGAAGATGTATACCGATTTCTTTATGAATCATTGGACAAGTCGAAAAAGTTCAAAGAAATGAAAAATTGGGAATCAGGTATTTTATCTATCGCTGATCATTTAAAAAATCATACACTGGTTGCTGATCCCGAGATAAATGCAGCAGCGTTATTCATTAAACTTAGTTTAATTGGATCATAACAATAAAGAGGAAAAATAATTATGAAATTTCAAGAGAAACTTCCACTACCATTGGATAAGATTACAGATGATCTAGATGAATTGGGTGTAAGTGCAATGGTTCATCAGGCTAAGGTTGAATATGATACACGCAAATTGGGCACAGATGTAACATTGACGTTGGTAATCCGCATTGAAGATATCTACAAAGAACGCAGGACATTAGAAGATAAATTTAATGATGCAATGGACATTATATAAGGGGATATCATATGGCTAGAAGAAAAACGCCAGAAAATGAAACTGCGGATGAACGAAAAATACGCCATATAAAAGAGAAAATAGCAAATGGCCCAAGTCGGACGGAAAAGGTTTCTTGGAATAGAAAACGAAATAACCTTGAAGACTTACATGAAAAAATTCAACCATTAGAAGAACAAATTCTTGACTTATTGGTTGCCAAACAGCCTATCTTTGATGAAATGCAGAGAATAAGAAATTCCATGGTTGATGAATGCATTCATCCGTTTGATTTTCTTGTTGTGAAAGAAGATCATGTTTTGTGCAAATTTTGCAATAAAAAATTAAAATTGTTGGATGACTAACTGTGAGTGATAAAAAACTTGATATATTTGAAGTTTTAAACAACATCAATGTTAAAAAAAGAAATTACTATCAATCTTTAACGGAAGAAGAGCAAAAGTCATTAAGTCCATATGTGATTATGAGATGGTTATCAGGGACAAATGATGCTCGTCAAGTTTATTTTCTAAACGAGATAGTGAATCCATATGTCTTTGCTTTGCCAAATCATAAAGAATTATTGCTTAAGCTAATGATGATATGCACTTCCGGACGTAAGGTGCGATACACGTGGATTAAGCAAGCAAAGAAAAAAACCAGTGGACAAACAAAACTTATAACATTGGTACAGGAATACTTTGGATATAGCCAACGTGAATCTGCCGATGCACTTTCGTTATTGTCAAATGAAGATTTGTTATCATATGCAGAACAATTAGGTTATCAAAAACCTGAGATCACCGCATTAAAAAAAGAACTAAAGAACCGTGAGTAAGTATAATTTTACATGTAAATTTTGTGACAAGCAGTTTATCTATGAAAAGAGATACTTAAAACATAAATGTGAGACAATGAAACGTGAAGAGGCCAGCCATACGCCAGAAGGACAGGCAGCATGGAGGTTCTATCAACAATGGCTTTCTAAACACCGTAGAAAACCACGAGGTATGAATTCCTTTTTGACATCTCATTACTATAAACCTTTCATGAGATTTGCCGAGTTTGTCAAAACTATGTCCTTGTCCGATCCAAATTACTTCATGGATTTCGTTATTTTGAAAAAATATGATCCAAAAATGTGGACAGATGATAGGGTATATCGGGCATATTTGGAATTTTTGGATCGTAATGGTGATCCACTTGACTGTACAGCAACTACAATAAAAGCAATTCAAAAATATACAAATGAGGTTGGGTGTAAATTTGGAGAAATATTCGACTATATCTCAGCTCCAGAGTTAATTCATAAAATATATTACCGTGAATTCTCCCCATGGTTGTTATTGCACAGTCCTAAATTTCAAAAGTTCTATATAACCCAAATGAACTCATCTGATAGGATACGTTTAGATGGAGTGATAAGACAAGACTTTTGGAAGGAACGTATCAAAAAATATCCTAATGCTAACATTGACATCAAAAACATCGTTAAAAGATTAAATCTCTAACCTATAAATATAAGGAAATAGGTAAGAGGATGTTTGCTGATGGCAACCACAAAAAGTTATACAATAAAACGTACCGATGGGGTTACAGCGCTAGTTTTAAATCCGTATGCAGTTAACGGAAAAAACAGTGTCTCTAGAATATCGGATATTACTTTATATGGAAATGCTACCACAGATTGGGGTGGTGGTTTTAATGAAAATTTCTACCGGTTGCTTGAAAATTTTGCTGTTGAAGAAGTATCAACAGGGGTCCCCAAAGGTGAATCTGAACTTGGTGCAGGTAATGGTATAACTGCACCCATTCAAGGTCAATTATGGTATAACAAAACGGATGATCATTTATATGTCTATAGCATTCTTGGCAGCCCTCCTTCAATACCAACTTGGCAAAAAATTGCATTAGACTCAGATGTATCTAATGCTTTCGGCAACATTACTATAAATGATGTTTCTAATCTTGAAAACTCATTAAATTCAAAAGTGGATCTGTCTGGTTCTGACATGACTGGGCTTTTAAAATTAAGCGGAGATCCGACTGCCAATTTACATGCAGCCACAAAACAATATGTTGATAATGCTATAAGCGGTGTTGGGGGGACTTATGTTAATCAGACTGGCGATACTATGACCGGTTTTCTAACATTGAATGCTGATCCTACATCTAATTTACATGCAGCCACAAAACAATATGTTGATAATGCTGTGAGCGGGGGTGCTTATGTCAGTATTACCGGCGATACTATGACCGGTTTTCTAACATTGAATGCCAATCCTACATCTAATTTACATGCTGCCACAAAACAATATGTTGATAATACAACTGTTAGCATTTCTGGTGATACTATGACCGGTTTTCTAATATTGAATGCTGATCCTATATCTAATTTACATGCTGCTACAAAACAATATGTTGATACTACTATTGCTTCCTCTTCAAG